CGATCAGGTTTTGATTGTAGGAACAAATGTAGAAGACGGATATGTTCAGATGATCACAACTATGAAAGACCCAGCCGAGGTGCTTTGGCACCTCGAGTCTGCAAAATTTGGTATAATGAATGGACTTGAAGAGGAGGAGAATGATGAGTAAGAAAAATGAAAAGAAAGACCTACACTCTAAAGATAGAGATAACGTCATCCCTTTTCCCAAATCATCCACACCTAGCAGTAGCAGTAGCGAAGAAGATGTGGGAAGTGGGGAGGGATACACAATCCATTTCGAACCAGATTGGGACGGATGGGGAGACGATTCAAAAGATAGCTAGGCTAGAAGGTTGGAAGAGAAAAGAAAGAAATGCTTTAGATGGATGGGGTGGATATTGGGGACCCTTCCTAACAACAGAAGAGCAAAGTGAACTACCCGAGACAGATTTTAGAGGGACGGATGATCCTGAAGCCGTCAAGCCAGAAGAAAAATATAGAGACAAATATAAAGAAAGACATTCTGCGAGTTCATCGCTAACATACATATAAGGGGACTATATGCAATTCAATTACAAGACAAAGCCTTATGCTCATCAAGAAGAGGCTTTGCAAAAAAGTCACGACAAGAAAAATTTCGCATACTTTATGGAGATGGGTTGTGGCAAATCAAAAGTTTTAATCGATAATATATATTGGCTTTGGCAGCAGAAAGAAATTGATACTGCAATAGTTGTCGCCCCCAAGGGTGTGTATATGAATTGGAAGAACAATGAAATACCAATCCATTTACCCGATGATATAGATGCAGATATATATTTATGGAAAGCTAGTTGTACAAAAAACGAAAAGAAAAAATTAAGCGAAGGTGTAACCAAAAGAGATAAGTTTAGAATACTATTAATGAATGTGGAATCATTCGTTACAAAAAAAGCACCCGTGTTCCTTGAATCGTTTACCCACAGAAGTGAATTCTTACTCGCTATCGATGAGTCAACAACAATCAAAAATGTAAAAGCAAAACGTACAAAATCAATCATGAAGTTTGGAGAGAATGCCAAGTATAAAAGAATACTAACGGGTTCTCCAATAACACAATCGCCCCTAGACTTGTATTCACAATGTGCTTTTCTAAATAAAAGACTTCTTGGATACGATAGTTATTGGTCTTTCCAAGGAAGGTTCGCCATTATCAAACAACAAAGAATGGGCAGTATGAGTTTCAATCAAGTTGTTGGTTATAAAAATTTGGAAGAACTAACACAGAAACTAAAACTGTTTGCTCACAGAACAACGAAGAAAGAAGCTTTGGATCTACCCGATAAGATTTATACAACAAGGCAAGTAGAACTAACATCAACACAACAAGAACATTATGTAAGTATGAAGAAAACCTCGGTCGTGTTTCTGGAAGATGGAGAGATGGTTACTGCACCCGAAGTTATGACAAGACTTCTTAGACTACAACAACTGCTCTGTGGATATCTTGTGAGTGACGATGGAGAAACTGTTGAGATTGCCAATAACAGAATAAAAGTAATGATGGAAGTCATTGAAGAAATGGATGGCAAAATAATCATATGGTCTAGGTTTCGTCACGACATAAAGAAAATTAAAAACGAATTATGTAAAACCTATGGATCGGGTTCCGTGGTCACTTATTATGGCGACACCTCCCAAGAAGATAGAGACTCGGCAATACATAACTTTCAAACAAATCCAGAGACGAGGTTCTTTGTCAGTAATGCACAAACGGGTGGTCGAGGTATAACTTTAACGGCTGCATCGAATGTAATTTACTACTCCAATGACTTTAACCTGGAGTCAAGAAAACAATCAGAAGACAGATGTCATAGAATAGGTCAACATAAACCCGTGCTATATGTTGATTTAGTGTGCCCCAACACAGTTGATGTACACATAGTTAAGTCCTTGTTACAAAAGGATAAAATAGCAAACAAAACATTAGGAGAGGAAGTTTTAGAATGGCTAAAAGTATAAGATCGGAGAAACTAACGGGAACGGCTGGAGAACTTTTTGCCGCTTTCGAATTAACAATGCTAGGAGTTCAATGTGACCTAGTCAAACAAGACGGGACAGATGTAGTTGCCATAAAAGGATTTAATGTACCGATTGCTCAAAGAATAGAAGTAAAGACATCGACTCATACGAATGAAAACTACAAGAAGAACGGAAAGCAATATAGCTTTACAACAAGTAAAGGTAACAATCCAAAAAGACCATACACAAAAGAAGACTGTGACATATTAGCTTTGGTTTGTTTACCCGAAAGAAAAATACAATTTCTTCCCGTAGGTATGTGCCGTGGTGTAACTAAAAAAATACACAAAGATGCATTCATTAATGATCCAGACATTACGGCAAGATCGTGGCAGTTTGCATTAGATAGAAGTATAGAAGAAACAAAACAATACTTAGCTAGGATGGAGCCAAGTCATCCTTTAAAAGAAGTCATATAAAAATAAATAAGAAATTATTTGACATTATAGTAAATCTTAGGCATAACAAAATAAAGGGAGAATCAAATGGATTCAGAAAAATGGAAATCAGTAGCAGTACCAATCAAGACTTGGAACATGCTAAAAGAATTGTCGCAAGACAATGACCGATCAATAGGCGGTCAGATTTCTTTTCTCACTAAGCAAGAATACATGTGGAAAAAGAGTCAAACAAATTCTATTGACAAGCAACAAGCTAGGGGTTAAAACCTTAGTTCCAATACCGAAGGGTATAAACTTTAAACAAGAAGGAGAGAAAGATGAGTGATGTGTTTTCACTGTTTGAAGAAGAAGCTGCCAACCCTCAAGCATTTGATAAGGTTGGAGAAGATGGTACTAAAAGACTATCTTCACTTATAAGGCAAACTGTTGACTTAGATAAACAAGTCAAGGATGCCGAAAAATACTTGAAAGACTTGCAGTACAAAAAGCGAACTATTGATGAGGAGGACATACCTTCATTAATGGAAGAGCTTGGAGTACAAAGTCTGACAGTAGATGGGAACAAAGTCTCCGTAGAAAAATTTGTATCAGCAAGAATTCCTGAAGATAAGAAGGCAGAAGCATTTAACTTTCTGCGTTCTATTGGCGAGGCTGATATAATTAAGAACGAAGTCGTTGTTCAATTTGGGATGGGTCAAGATAATGTAGCGGGGGCCGTGCTTGATGATTTATCAAAGCAAGGGCTAAATCCTGCCCAAAAAACCCATATACACCCAATGACTTTAAGGACATGGATAAAGAACAGAATCGAAGATGGTCAAGAGGTCGATTTCGATACGTTTGGAGTTTATGTTGGTAACCGTGCAAAGATTAAAGGAGGTCAGTAATGTCCCAAGCAGTAGCACAAAAAGCAAAGACAGAAGTAGCAGTATCAGATTTATCTTCATTACTTGAAGAGGAAGCTGGTGCTGGTCTTGAAAACTTCACAACAGACGATATGCAAATTCCTTTTATAAGGATACTACAAGCACTATCGCCACAATTAAACAAGCAAGACAGTATGTATATGAAGGGAGCCGAACAAGGCGACATCTTTAATACTGTGTCTCAACAAGTCTTCCGAGCAGAAGAAGGAATAATTGTTGTACCTTGTTTCTTTGAAAAGAAGTTCCTGGAGTTCGCCCTTAGATCAAGTGGTGGTGGTTTCATAAGAGAACTATCTCCCGATGATAAGGACATAACTTTAACAACTCGTGAAGGTGCGGCAGAAATTCTGCCGTCTGGTAATGAGTTAGTTAGGACTCATCAACATCTCGTGCAAGTGATGGATCCCGAAACTAAGTTAAGTTCTCCAGCAGTTCTTGATATGAAGAAGACACAGTTAAAAGTCTCTCGTAGATGGAACACTATGAAGAATGGCATAAGACTACCTTCGGGTAAGCCTATGCCTCTCTATGGAACTGCATGGTCTATTAAGACTATTGCAGAAAGTAATGATCAAGGTAGTTGGTATAACTACAAGGTTGATCGTGTAACTGAGATGACAAAGGAACTAGAGGCTATGATGTTAGAGGCTAGGACTATGTATCAAAGTTTTAGAAAAGGGGAAATTAAAATGGCTGCGGCTTCTGCCGATGAAATGTCATCAAGTCAGAAGGACGAAGAAATACCGTTTTAATTAACTGAGCCGTGGCTATGTCCTCCAAGCCACGGCTCTTTTTTCTATGGAGTGAAGAGTGAATTTAGCAGAAGAATTAATGAAAGCCTTTGAAGGTTTTCGATCAGCACATGGTCAGACAGAAGTGTCAACTCAACGAATGGCTGGTAAACAAAAAGCAAAGTCTTACATTGTAAGAAATCCATTAACACTTGAATTAATGCAAAGACACATCGATGGTAAACAAGGTGTCGGTGCTATACCAATCAATGAAGATAACAAGTGTAAGTTTGGTGCTTTAGATATAGATCAATACCCTCTTGATCATAATGAATTAATAGATAAATTAGAGAAGTTCAATGTTCCGTGTATCGTGTGCCGTAGTAAATCTGGTGGTGCACATATATTCTTTTTCTTTGAGGAGTGGATGAATGCGAGCGATTTTAGAGACAAAGCTGCTGAGATTTCTGCAGCACTTGGGCATGGTCGGTGTGAAATATTCCCAAAGCAAGAACAAGTTCTTGTCGAAAGGGGCGATGTGGGTAACTTTATTAATTTACCGTACTTTGATTCCGAACAGACTTTCCGTTATGCGATCCTCAAAAAGGAGGGAACGTATAAGGATGCTTCGTTACAGGAATTCATTGAAGAGATACAAAAAGTCAAAACGAATCCGAAAGATTTCTTAAAGATACCAATCGGTGGGGCAGTCGAATTATATCCTAATTATGTTCCGTGCTTACGTTCATTAATGTCAATAGGTATATTCGAAGGGGGGAGAAACCGAGCTGCCTTTCATCTTGGTGTTTTCTTACAAAAAGCTTTTCCCGAAGATTGGAAATCTAAATTAGAAGAACATAATGCAAAAGACTTTACACCACCACTTACGGCATCAGAAGTCGTAGCAATACAAAACACATTAGAAAAAAAAGAATATCAATACTTATGTAAAGAAGAACCTATGTCTTCTCATTGTAATCAAGGAGTATGTAGAACTTTAAAGCATGGTATTGGTGTTGGATCTATGCCTACAATTAGTGGACTATCTGTTATCTTATCGGAGCCAAGACTATGGTTCGTGGATATAGGTGGGAGAAGACTTGAGTTAACAACAGATGAATTACAAACTCCAAGACTATTTCAAAGAGCATGTATGGAACAATTAAATTTCATGCCCCCGAAGTTAAGAGATAATCTTTGGGAAGAACAAATCAATGGACTATTAGAGAACTGTAATGAAATCAATGTACCCGAAGAACTTACATACAAAGGACAGTTTATATCTTTGTTAGAAACTTATTGTACGGGTCGAGTACAAGCACAAACCTTCGAAGAGATTATGCTAGGTAAACCATACACCGAGGCAGAAGAAAATAAGACTTACTTTAGGCTTGAGTCTTTAATGGAGTTCATGAGACAGAAAAAGTTTGATGTTTATACAAGAGCACAAGTGCAAGAAAGATTGAAAGAAATAAACAGTGGAGATAGTTCTATTGTAAAAAGATTTAAAACATCAACGGGAAACTCTAAAACAATTCGTGTTTGGAGTATACCAGAATTTGTGTCAGAAGTAGAAATAGAACCCGTAAAGATAGAAGCAGGTGAGGCACCATTCTAATGGAAGTATTAATAGCTTTTTGTATTGTATTGGTTGAGGCACCTAGAATAGATGGTGGTAAGTCAATATGTGGTTTTTATGAACCTAAAGTTGAGTTTAAAAGTAGACAAGAGTGTATGGCAGATAAAAAACTAATAGAGGATTATGTTGTTGAAGAGGCTTGGAAGATTCATCCCAAGGCAGTGCGAATATATGCGAAAGGAATGTGTAGTGGAAAGTGATGTAAGAGCAGACACAAAGTTGATGAACGATATTTGTGTTGAGGTTTTAAATGATTATTTAAAATATTTTAAAATGGCAGAAAGAGCTATGAGAAAACTTCCTGGATCTCTAACAAGAACAGAAAGAACCGAATTAGTTTATTATCAAGAGATGGTTAGAAATATAGGAATGGTTAAAGATTACATAGATACTAGAACTGAATCAATAAATTTCGATTGGGATAGTTAATGGAGACAGTAATTTTTGGACCCCCGGGCACGGGAAAAACAACAACCTTAATTGATATAATTAAGAAGAGCATTCAAGATGGAATGGATCCTACTAAGATAGCTTTCATGTCATTTAGCCGTAAGGCTGCGACTGAAGCCAGAGATAGGTCTGCTATTGAACTCGGTCTAGATATAAAACAGATGCTTTACTTTAGAACATTACACTCTCTTGCTTTCACATGGTTAGGTTTAGATACTAAGAAAGTATTTAAAGGTTCTGACTATAATGATCTTGGTAAGCTTGTTGGCTTAGAGTTTAGGTCTGCTCCGACAGTTAGTTTAGAAGAAGGACCTTTGTTTCAAATAGGAGCTGGTGGAGATAAGTATATGTCCATTATACAGATGGCTCGTGTTAGAGAAGTATCTTTAGAACAACAGTTTAATGATGCTTGGGATCATACATTACATTGGCAAGAGTTGAAAAATTTAGACAAAGCATATCGTGATTATAAAGACGCTAAGAATAAATTAGACTTTGTTGATATGATTGAAAAATTTATAGCACAAGGAACGTCTCCTAAGTTTGATTTACTTATAATAGATGAGGCACAAGATCTGGCACCTCTGCAATGGAAGATGGTTAAAGAAGTATTAGTACCTAATTCAAAAAAAATTTACTACGCTGGAGATGATGATCAAGCTATATACACTTGGATGGGTGTAAAGGTTTCTGATTTTCTAAATGCATGTGACGATAAATTATTCTTAACACAATCGTTTCGTGTACCGAATACCATTCACAAATTTTCACAAGACTTAATAAAAAAAGTCGCTATCAGACAATCAAAAGTATGGCAACCCGCCAAAAAAGATGGCACCATAACATGGCATCGAGATATACTTGATGTAGATTTAACTAGTGGCGAATGGTTGGTACTTGCGAGAACTAATTACATTACAAATAAAGTCTGTAATCGTCTCAAAGAAGACGGGTATCTCTATTGGAGAGAAGGCACTGGTTGGTCTATTTCCCCAAATGTTATTAACGGAATAGAGGTATGGCTTAAACTATGCAAAAACCAAAACTTGTCTTCAGCAGAACTGAAGAGCTTTGCGAAAATATTGAACCCGAATATTATTTCCAAATCTGGGAGAAAGTCACTATCGTCCCTAGATGCAGAACGAACTTATACTCTAGACGATATTTTAGAGAGTTGCAGTTTGAGCGTTACACACGAGACACCGTGGCAAAAAGTCTTGAAAGTCTCGGATCAGGAAGTAGCATACATAATGTCAGTGAGGAGACGAGGGGAGAGGATACTGACGGGAACTCCGAGGATTCGGATATCGACAATTCACAAAGCCAAAGGTGGAGAGGCGGATAACGTAGCTCTACTACTTGACTCAACCAAGGCCTGTGTTGAAAGCTTAGATCAAGATTCTGAAATAAGAACTTTCTATGTGGGAGCAACTCGTGCTAAAAAAACATTGCACTTAATCGAATCAACAGCATTAAATAGGTTTAACATATGAAAAAAGATAGAGAATTTTTTTTAAAAGAAGCAGAGAAACTAATCAATGGACAGAGAGCCAAGGAGTATGGACCTGCTAAAAAGAATCATCAACGTATAGCCGATATATGGACTATACTGTTAGATAAAAAATTAAATGGTGCAATCACTCCAGAGGAAGTTGTGGCTTGTATGATAGGAGTCAAGGTAGCTCGTCTCGCTGAAGATATTTCAAAAGACGATTCTTGGACAGATGTTATCGGATATGCAGCTTTAGGTGGAGAAATAATAAATGACAAATCATGATCAATATCACTTACTAGATCAAGATATTAAAGATGTTTCGTGGGGCAACGTAGATTCTGATTGGGAACCACCTCAAACACTTCCAGATTTATCACAACATAAAACTATATCTATTGACTTAGAAACAAAAGATTCAAACCTTTTAACTCTTGGGCCTGGGTGGACTAGGAAAGATGGATACATAATAGGAATAGCCGTTGGTGCTGGCGAAAGTGCTTGGTATTTTCCTACGGGGCATAAGGTTGGCAACATGCCAAAGAATGCCGTGTACAATTGGTTAACAAAACTTTGTGCAGACGAAACAATAACTAAAGTGTTTCATAATGCTTTGTACGATTTAGGTTGGCTTCGAGCCGAGGGTATAGAAGTTAAAGGTAAAATCATAGATACAATGATTGCAGCACCTTTATTAGATGAAAATAGAAAATGGTATAACCTTAACTCACTTGCTAGAGATTACTTGGGAGAATTTAAGGACGAAAAATTATTAAAGTCTGCTGCAGAAGAGTTTGGTGTTGATGCTAAATCTGGTATGTGGCAACTACCTCCTAGATATGTAGGTAAGTATGCCGAGCAAGATGCTTTGATAACTTTAAAACTTTGGGAAAATTTAAGAAAGAAAATAACTCAACAAGAGTGCACAAGTATTTTTGAATTAGAGACAGATTTACTTCCCGTATTGTTTGAGATGAAAACAAAGGGAGTTCGTGTTGATGTTGAAAAGGCACATCAAACTAAAAAAGATTTAACTAAAATAGAAAAATCACTTATAGATGAAATAGTCAAGGAAACTGGAGTCACGGTTGAACCTTGGGTCGCCACATCTGTAGCAAAGGTCTTTGATGCCGTGGGACTTCCGTACTCTCGCACAGAAAAGTCCGGGGCTCCCATGTTTACAAAACAATTTCTTGCGAACAACACTCATCCAATTGCACAAAAGATTATAAAAATTCGAGAAATAAATAAAGCTAATACGACATTTGTTGATACTATTCTCGATCACTCTCATAATGGTAGAATACATTGTGATTTTCACTCCCTAAGATCCGATGGTGGAGGAACTGTAACAGGACGATTTAGTTCAAGCAACCCCAATTTGCAACAGATACCTGCACGAGATCCTGAGATCAAAAAATTAATTCGTGGTTTGTTTATCCCGGAGGAGGGCCACAAATGGGGTTCCTTTGATTATGCATCACAAGAACCAAG